GATGTTCCCTGCCACGATTGTATCTGTAGCAATCTCGTTCCCGGTGATCGTCCCGGCGATGATGTTCCCGGCAGCGATGGTATTCGCTGCGATTTCGTTTCCGGTGATCGTCCCTGCGACGATGTTCCCGGCGACTATCGTATTGGAGGCGATCTGCGTAGCGGTGATCTCACCAACTCCGATGTGCCCCGCCAGGATCGTCCCGGCAGCGATAAGATCCCCGGTGATCGTCTCGGAGGCAATGTTCGAGGCCACGATTGTCCCGGCTGCAATTTTCGGGCTGGTCACGGCCTCGTTAGTGATCTGGGTCTCGGTGATCTGCCCGGTCAGGTCGGATGTGGGAACCGCAGCCGTCCAGGTGTCCCCGTCGTTCCTCCAGAGCTTTCCATCGGCGGTGCAGAAGACAATCGACTCGTCCGGAGGGTAATCCGCATCCGGAAGGAGAGGAAGAGCTGCCACGATCTGGAACGGACGGAGATTCGCTGCGAATTGCGCCAGGGAGATCGCCCCCTCCGCAACGGATTCAATCGGGTTGTTCGCAAAGTCGATGACCTCTACGAAGAACTGCTCCCACTCCCGTAGATCCATCGTCCTTGGAGGATAGCGTCTCAAGCCAGCATGACCTCCACTTCCTCCTCGACCGTGGCAAGATCCAGGAGGCATTGTTCATCTTGCAGGAACTCCCATTGCCTCGAGCGATAGCGCCCGAGCTGCGTGACCCGCTGTACTCCGTCTCCCGTGAGCGGGATCTGGACGTAGCTGCTCCAGGAGGTGGAACCGTCATCCCGGTACCGGACCTTCAGGACGGGAGCTGTGACCGTATCATTGGCCGAGTCCTTTGCCTTGATGGTAAGCCCATTGCAATGCTTATAGTTGAGTATCCCGTGATCGATCCATCCGGTCCTGCGGGTGGCCACTATAGCAGCCGTAGCCTCGTCATCGACGTTGCTGGTGGATAGGATCAAGACCTTGCCGGTGTCTCCCTTGTCCCCGACCAGGTCAACGCTCCATCCGAAGGAGTGCGTATGCACCTGGCCCCGGAACCGAGCAGCTCCTGCAGCTCCACACCATTCCGACCAACCGTCGTACTTCTCGTCCATGCTGAACTGCCATACAAAGGTTCTATCTGCGGTCGGGAAAGACAGAACGTAGAAGGTCTCCCCGGCGATATCGATCCTCGAGGAAAGCGCATCGGAAATGTTGCCCAACTCTTTCAGCTCCTTCTCAATAGGAGCGGATACTTCCACGATGCTTCGGTCAATCATCCGGCACACATTGTTGTTGTCATCCAGGAAGACCCAGGCACCGTTTATGAACTGGACGGAGTCCTGGGAAGAGATCCCCCGCTGGATATAAGCGCCGGGGATCCTCGAGAAGGGAGTAGCTCCGTCGTTGTACCAGATCTCGATTGACTGCTCCCCGAAGAGGCAGATCTCCCGGTACCCCACCCCCAGGTGAAGGATCCAATCGGCGTCCCCCTCCGCACTTGCGTAGGAGGTGGCCGTCCAGGAGAGGCCGTCCCCGAGATCGCTCCAGTAGAACTGGTTCGTTCCGTCCTTGAGCGCCAGGATGTACTGATCCAGGAAGGCTACATGGGAGACGGTGGTCGGCGCATCTCCGTCTGCCAGGGGCTGACACGTTCCGGATCCGGAAACGTGATAATTGATCGCCCCGCCGTTGGCGATATAGACGTTCGTTCCGTCATCGGTGAAGACGCAGCGCGCAGCTCCTCCGGTGGCTGCAGCGTCCCGAAGCGTTGAGCCGGTCAGCTCTGCTGCGGAGTAGTCCGATCCGGACTTTGTTAATTTGAACACCATTCCGTCAGAGACGGCCAGGGCGTAACCTCCCTCGTTGAACCAGTACAGGCCTTCGACAGGCTTGTCGGTACCCAGGCTGACGGCCAGGGAGAGGCCAGGGCGCTTCACCATACCTCCGGACTTGGTCACAAAACACTCATTCAAGACCGTGGCGAAGTCCTGGGTCTCGACGGGATCGGCGTTTGTGTATAGCCCTCGCTCAAGAGGTATCTTTACTTTCTGCGCCATGTCAGTACGCCGACTTCACGAATTTATCCGCGGGGGATTGAGACTTCTCCCCCCGAATAGCCATCTCGAGGTAGGCCGAGGCCCTGGAGGTTATGCTGTTCTCCACCTCAACCGGCACCGAGAATTCCCTTGCCAGCTCACCAGCCAGCCCCCAGGTCAGAGCGGAGATCCACCTCGAGGGGAAGTCTGGTTTGTCAGTCGCTGCGTCGAAGTCCTGGAGCTTGCGTACCTGGAGGTAGTGGAGAACGTCGGTGCTGTTCTCCGGCACCGGCCATACGGTGTACTCCGGCCCCGTCTTCCCGGCCTGGTAGGCAAGTAGCTGGGGTAACCCGGTTTCCGTCTTGTCCGGGATATCGAAGTAATCCTGCATCCCGACAATCGTCACCGGGTAATCATCGGAGTCCCTCCGGATGAAAGCCTTCTGTATATCTAGGATCGGATCCGGAGAGTAGGTGGCTGTCCCGGAGTTCATCGTCTGGGTTTCCCACTCCACCGTCCAGAGCCTGATCCCGATGTTCTGCCAGGACTTGACCATCATATTCAAGGCGTCAGCTCCGTCCGAGAGCTGCGCCGAGTTGGGCGATGCTCCGGAAGCGAGGGCCCCGAGTTTGCGGATCGCAGCGGTGATGATCTGCGTCCTGGTCATATCGAAGTCGCTATTAGCCATCGTGCCCTCCTATGAGTTTGCCACCTTGAGTACCCGTCGCCCCAGGAACAATGCACCGCTCCCCATCGTTGCCCAGAAATCGATGTAATACTTCGTCCCGGAATCTCCGGCTTGGATGAGACAGGTGATGATATTCGATGCGATCTGGACAGACCCGGTCACCAGCATATCGTCCGTCACATCCGTTCCCGAGGAAGCCTCCTGAACGGTGACGTCCTGGTCGGAGATCGAATCGCCGTCCGGGATCACATTCGTAAAATCGGTGGCGAAGGGCTGGATCTCGTCCGGATGTTTTTTCTCTTCGATGGTGTCGGTCTGCATATCTTCCTCCTACAGCGTATAGGTCGTATTCCTGGTGGACAGGACAAAAGCTCCGTCCTGGGGTGCCATCTCAAGTTCACCTGTGGGAATCGACAGGGTGAATGTCCCTGTTGATGTTGCCATCGTGAATACTGTTACCGGGATCCGGACGGGGCCGTAGAAAATCACCGCCTGTCCGGCATAGGTGAACCCACCGGACTCCAGGAGGAGTGAGTACTCTCTGTGGAAAGCTACATCTTGCCCAGCGTAACTGAACCCACCGGAGGCCAGGGACAAGAAACGTCCGTATTGTAGCATGACGTCCTGACCGGCATATCCAAACGAGCCAGAACCGATGGGCAAGGCTGAATTTTTGAGCAACCCTACCGCCTGACCGGCGTAGTTGAAGTTCCCGCTCTCGAGAGATAACATCCGATCTGCTAGGAGGGAGACCGCTTGTCCGGCGTAGTCGAAACCTCCATTTTCAACGGTAATGTGCAATCCTCGATAAAGCCCCACGTCCTGACCGGCGTACCCAAATCCCCCCGTGTCGATGATGATGGAGTACGATCCGATATAGACAAGCCCCACATCCTGACCGGCGTAATTGAAGTTTCCATTTTCGATTTCCAGGACTCTATCGACCAGGAAACCCAAAGCTTGTCCGGCATAGTCAAAGTTCCCGCCATCGAGGGACAGGGAGTACCCATGCCGTAGCGTGACGTCCTGACCGGCGTAGTCGAAGTTGCCAGATTCAAGCGAGAGAACCCTGGTAGCGAGCAGACCGACTGCTTGTCCGGCATAGTCGAAGTTCCCACTCTCGCATGAGAGGATGTAGTCCTGCGAATGGACAAATCCCACATCCTGACCGGCGTAATCGAAGTTTCCATTTTCGATTGCCAGGGCCCGACCGGCCAGCAGACCCACAGCTTGACCGGCATAGTCGAACCCTCCGGTAGCCAGCGAGAGAGTCCTGGTGGAGAGCAGCCCTACCGCCTGACCGGCGTAGTCAAATCCTCCGGTCTCGAGGGACAGCGTCCTGGCAGCCTGGAACCCCACCGCCTGTCCTGCATAGTCAAACCCTCCGGTGGCCAGCGAGAGAGTCCTGGTGGCCAGGAGACCCGTGGCCTGACCGGCATAGTCGAAGTTCCCGCCATCACAGGTGAGCGTGTAGTGGTTGAGAGCTGAGTAGTCGATCTCGATGGTCGGGGATGCGACGAGAGGAGAACCACCGGCAAGGATGGATCCGGGGACGGTGATCGTCAGGGTTTCCAGTTCGCTTATGTCGTAGTCGGCAAGGGCAGAAAGGGTGATCGTGGCAACGGTGTGGGAGGTTCTGGCAACATTCGATACCGGGAGGTTGGATCTCTCGTTATCCCATGAATGCGTTTCAGACAGGTCGCCATCGATCCCGTCCAAGAGGCTCTGCCTCTCATCATCAAAGGTCGTAGTCGGTTCAAGGATCTCGAAGAACACTCCCACGCATTCATCGGATGCAGAACCTGTCCAATTGATTGTCGGAGAGATCGTCCCGCCTGACCCTCCCACAATATAGTCCCCAACGTAGTAGGACGTATCGGTGCTGGTGCTTCCCCCTCCGGTATCTCCGGTCTGTATCGTGGAGAAATTACCATCGTTGCTTTCGCTTGCGGGATCACCGTCAGCACCCCGGAACGTCCCGCCGATTACCAGGGTGGAACCGGAGGTAGTGGAACCGGACATGGCAACTGTGGCGGCAGCGTTGTTCCCGTTGTCATCGCTATCGATCAGATTCGTTGCATTGGCAACGGAGGAGGTTTCCGTTCCCAGGTAGTTAATCGGAACCGCCCATGCGTTGTCCCCAGAACCGGAAACGGAGTAGGAAACGCTATGCGATCCGGTAGTGGGATTGACCAGGCCGAATGCCCACACCCGGACATCGCCACCTGAGGAGGACGTTGTAACGCTTCCGATCTCCGTCATGGTTTCGGAAGTGTTCCACGCAACGCTGCTTATCGTGAGATCGCCTTCGGAACCGAAAAACACCACCAGCAGGGTAGTATTGCTATCCACCGTATGGGAGAAGGACGTACCGATAGGTGTCGATGTATCAGTCCACGGTGAATGCGTTGCTCCCCTGGTGATCGCCAATTAACTACCCCGCAAAGGTGTCGAAGTACGTTGCCAGATTGCTTTGCACCCAGTTCTTGTACGCCAGCAGTTTCGGGTGGTCGGCGGGAACAATGCCAAAATCGACCAAGGCTTGAACGAACGGGAGAATGTCCATTCTCCGAATGAACAGAGCGCTATTCGGATCGGAAGCGGGAGGAGTAACCGGATCGGAGGGTGTTACCGGGCCGGTCGGGATATCGACCGTTTCCAGTTCTTCGATCTGCGCTATCTTGTCCCGCACGATGTCTGGAATCCAATTCGGCCTGACCTTCCCGGTCTTGTAGACTTCGTTGAATGAGGTTGTCCCTTCGGCGGTCGTATTCGTATAGCGTACTGAAACGATCAGGACACCCAATTTCACTTCCTTGTGAATAACGCTTGCGCCCCAGGCCATAGCTATCTCCTGTCAGTTTGTGATGAACGTATCCCCCGTCAGGGTGATGATGATTGTCTTGCCACCGTCCACGATGTCGGTTTCATCGATGCTGGCGGTTGCTGTCCCGGTGATTTCTGCGACTGCTGGTACCCCAGATGGGCCTACCCAATCGGAATCGTTTACGGTCACATTGTCGAGGTAGACCGTACCCCCCGGACTACTTCCATAGTCCTGTATCCCACAAGTGATCGGCCCGGTGTCGGTTGCTCCACCCGTTAATGTTCCTTCGGATGTTACAGGGGATGTACCATCGATATTGTTTGGTTGCGCTACTCCATCGATCTTCCATGCCCAATAGCCATTCGTTGCATCCCATTTGGCCTCGATGCAGTATTTCGTATTTACGGAGAACGTGCCTATTGATTCGTATTCGTTGTATGAGTCATCATGGTAAGCAACGATCACGAAGCGGTTTTCATCGGAAACTCTGGTCAGTCGAATGCTGAAACCATCAGCTCCCCATCCATATTCCCAAGTAGCGAGAAGTACGGTCTGATCCCCGTTAGAACCGTTCCATGTATCGACGTAGACTTCCACCCGAACATAGACGATTGCTTCCCCGCCAAGATCGTTGTCAAGGTAGGAATCTCCAGAACCGGAAACGTAACTCTCGTAGCATTGAGATTCCCAACCCGAAGGGCTCCCTATACCGGACGTTGCATAGTCCGTATCGTTACCGGAACCGTTAGCATACCAACCGGATTCCTCTTCTCCAGCTCCCTCAAACCCCTCGTCAAATATCGTTGCCACTTACCCCCTCCATTACGAAGGAGTCAGGGTGATTGTGGTTGCTCCGAAGTCGTATTTGAACGTCTCCCCGCTTTGCAGGGTGATCTCGCTTCCGTAGTCGTAGAAGCAGATCAGCTCGTCGCTGGTAGCGTCATCGTCGTAGATCCCGACGTACCGGAACGGCCCCACCGTACCGCCGGAAGCTGTCAGGGTAAGATCGGTCAGCACCAGGGAGTAGGTACCGCTGGTCTGCGACGATGAGGAAACCGTGATGACCCTGGAGGAGCAGTTCGTATACGAAATCTCCGTCAGATCCCCCAAAACCTCATCGGTGGCATCGGGAGCATTGGCAGCAGCGCAGAGATACGCTGTCAGCCCCGTACCTCCCAGGTTGATCTTCCCCTCGGCCATGTTTTCTATGAACGGTTCGTGAAACGTCGGAGTCGCCATCGGTTATCCTCCTTAGTACCCAGCTCTGGGCGATAGAACAATGGTGGTGAATGTCACCGGATGGCTCGAGGACAACGTATTGTCGAGAGCTGCGGTGTTATCCGTTCCGGCAACGGTCGTGAAAGACGCATCGAGAGCTGCCTCCAGGGCGTTCACGTCCGTCTTCAGCTCGTTGACCGCATTGGTCAAGGCTGTGATCACCGCCACCAGGTCGGCCTGACTCACCCCGGTGCCGGTGATATCCCCGGCGTTCGCCTTCATTACCTGAGCCCCGAAAAATCCCGTCAGCACCAGGATCAAAATGCAGAGAAAGATCACCAGAAACTTCTTCATCGGTAATTCCTCCCGTGAAAAAAGACAGGGGAAGGGCATACACCCTTCCCCTGCATCTAAAAAGCGTTGATGTCGGTACTCCCGACCGGCCTTAGTACAGCCGGATGCACTTGAGGATGACGTAGAACTTCGTATCCTCGAGCGCATGGTTTGGAGTGATGCTGATGTAGTTCGCCGAGGTGTAGAGCTTGAAGGAGAGATCCCCGGCGGTCACAAGACCGGCGGTCTCCATGTTCACATCGGCATCGAACTCATCGGCGTCATCGTCCCCGATCTGCATGGTTCCGGTTTCACCTTCGACGGTGGCAACGAAGGTCTCGACGCTCGTCACCAGGACACCCGCATCGACGGTCATTATCTTGTAGGTGTCCCCCGACACCAGGGCGGTTGCCGTGGTGTCGAAGTACCGGGTCATTACGAACTCCTGGCCCTTCAGCTCTTCCTTCTGGGTGTCGAAGTTCCCACGGCCTTGGGGGTCGATGGCGTAGGTACCTGTTCTCCAGTCGTGCGTGGTCGCCATATCAGGTCACCCCCTTAATTGATCTGGGTTCGACTGACGTAAACGCCAATCGATCCGTAGTCCACGCTGTTGAAAACGGGTTTCGCCACGGCTCCGATGAAGCCCCAGGCGAATCCATGCTCGTTGTCATAGTCGAACTGCTTCTGGATAACACGGGGCCGTTTCCCCCAGCCCCATACGAGCGACTGCGCCCCCAAGAAGGAGCATTGCGCGCCGGGGACGTCCGATCCGGATCCCCAGGTGGTGACGATGGGCACGTTCTCATGCTCGTGAACCACCACACCGTCCCAGATGGCCTCGGATCCGGAAAAGATCGGGTTGTCCTTGCCACGCTCGAGCGCTTCCCTCCGAGCCTGGGCGAAGGTGCTGTCCTGCTTCAGGTCGTACATCACGTCCGGATGGACGAGCAGGACGAAGTACCGCTTGCCGTTGATGCGGATCGGGCGAAGCGGAGTCTGGGAACGGCCACCGCCGACCAGGGCCCACGCCTTGATCTTGGAGATCAGGGCGGGGGTGATCTTGTCCCCTGCCTCGATGTCCGTCGTGGCCGTGGCGTCCCCGCCGTAATAGATCTTGGTGGGCGAGGTGGTAAGGGACGTCATGCAGAGGGAGTCGATCTTCTCGGCACCCCAGGTCTTCAGGGCCGACTCGGACTCGTCATCGATGGAGAATACCGCACGTTTCCGGTCGATATCCCCGTTGTCCCGGACAGCGTGACGATACTGTTCCAGGGTCAGGTTGAAGCTGTGGGTGACGAGCTTTTCTTCGTTACCCTCGAGGGTCTGCCCGGAGGTGACCCCGGAACCGGCAAGGCGCATCCGGATCCCGAAGGTTACCCGGTCTCCCTTCCCGGCCTCCAGCTTCGAATTGGTCTGCACGAGAGCTTCGGCTGTGGAACCCATGAACCGTGAGAAGTAAGACATCTTCTCGGTGTCCCGGAAGAGCTTCTCTTCCCATAGTTTTTTCGTTAAAGCATCGCTCGTGGCGATGACCGTCTTGGCCATTTGCTATTCCTCCCAAGAAAGTTGTCATTTTCTCTTGGAGAGGAGGTCGGCTATCACCTTGTCAGACAGGTTGGGTATCTGCGCCTCTGTGAGCCTGGAATGCGAGGTGGCATCTCTCGTTGAGGATGTTCCCCCACCTGTCACTCCTCGGATTACGGGAGACGATCTCGCTGCCTGGTCGATCCTGGCAGCCACGTCTTCCGTTGCACGGCCCCTCGCTTGCTGGAGCTGTTGACGGAGTTGCTGTGCCTCGACGGACTGACCCTTCGCATACTTGTACGCCCTGGCCCTGACGGCATAGTCGTACAGCACACTTGCATGAACCCGGTACGGGTCTGCTCGGAAAGCAGCGATGGTCTGGTCGTTTTCGCCTTCGGCCTTGGCAATCTCGCAGATCTCATCCAGCAGATCCGGAACGTCGGGAATGGCTTGCGCCGTCTGTTCCCTCCGGACCTCTTCGGCACGTTGCTGGAGCAATTGCATATTCTGAATCGCTCCGGCTGGGTCTGTCTGGAATTGATCATTGATCTCCTGACGTGCCTTCTGAAGGTCGATGGGAGGCCGTCCCACTTGCTTACGCAGCATACCGATCTCATTACCCTGCCTCTGGATAAACCGCTCTTTCTCCTCGAGGCGCTCCTCCAGCTTCTTGACCCGTTCTTCAACGGTCTGAGGAGGTGGTTCCTGCTGTTGCGGATCCCCGTCCGGTTGGCCCTCGGCAGCTCCATCCTGGTCTCCCTCGAGTTGCCCATCCTGGGTCTCCACACCCTCCGCATTGGGATCGGCCTGTGTCCCCTCGCCTTCGAGCCCTTTCTGGATGCCCTCGTCGACTTGGGAGTCTTCCATCGCGGTAATCTGATCTTGATCCATTCGGTCTCCTTTGCCGGTGCTATGCAGTATCCCGGCGTCAGTCCAGCTCTTTGTTTATTACGTCAAGAACCTTCAAAAACTTTTCTATCTTTTCGATCTTGACCACCTTGGCGTCCATGAGCGCCCGGAGGATCGACATCGCCTTGGCCATCTTGTCCGGACGGCAACCGCAATGGCACCCACTCCACCAGGTGTAAGTACCGGAGGTAGTCCAAGGGTAATAT